CGGTGCAGACCGGGCTGCGCCTCTACCAAAACATGGTGATCACCAACCTGAGCGCCGACCAGGACAAGGACACAGCGGCATTCCTCGGCTTCCACGCGTCGCTGCGCGAGGTGCTCATCGTCAGCACGCAAACCGTCACCTACCCGCCGCGCGCGCCGGGCAAGACGACCCGCCAGGCATCAAAGAAGGTCTCTGGCGGCGAGCAGAAGGGCCAACCGGTGACCGACCCGGTCAAAGCGAAATCGGTGCTCGACCAGGGCATCGTGGTCGACGGCAAGATCGACATCCAGGCCGCCATCGCGAGATTCTTCTCGCTGCCAGGATCGGGCGGCTGATGCTCATCCTTCCCTTCCAGCCCGATCCCGCGCGCGACTTCACCGTCCAGCTGGGCGATCTCAAATACACGCTCGAGGCCCGCTACAACGAGCGCTCCGAGTCGTGGACGTTCGACGTCGTGCGGGACGTCGACCAGGTCACCTTGCTCACCGGCGTGCCGCTGCTGCTCGGGCAGGACATGCTGGCGCCCTACTCCCTCAACATCGGCGGCTTGCTCGCGGCCGATCTCGGCAACACCAACACCGACGCTGGCCCCGACGATCTCGGCGATCGGCTGATCGTCACCTGGCTCAGCCCCGAGGAGATCGAGATCCTCGGCGAGGCCGGCGCGATCGGCCTTAGCACCACCATCGGCGAGGTGGGCGGCGGCACCGGCGACACCGGCGGCTCGCCTGGCGTCGGCGTCCCGCTCGTGCCGCTGGTCGACATCCAGGAGCACGGAGACGACAGCGGCGCCGAGGTGGTGACCTCGCAGTTCACGGCAGATCTGACGCCGATGACCGGGACGTCGATCACGCTCAACGTCGCGTTCCAGGCCTCCTCGCAGGCCGGCACGGCGACGTTCCGAGCATTCATCGGCGGCTCGTCCCTCACGCCCGACGGGACGCTGGTCGGCACCGCGACGCGCACGGGAACCACTCTCGCGTCGATCCGGCTGAACGGCACCATCCCGAACCCCGGCGGCATCCAGCTGGTGAAAATCACCATGCGCTCGAGCGGCGCCGGCGTCGACGCGCTCCAGGACGATCTGACGGGCGTGGTCGGATGAGCTCGTCGGTGCGGCAGTGGAAGCGCGAGTGCCAGGTGGTGATCGGCGCGGCCGGCAAGGGGATCGCCATCAAGGACCTGCGCATCTACTTCGAGGTCACGAAGTCTCTGCGGAGCACGCTCAACACGGCGCTGATCCGCATCTACAACATGACCCAAGACCACGAGAACCAGATTAAGGGGGAGTTCGACGACGTCCTCATCAACGCCGGCTACATCGGGGCCACGCAGCTCATCTTCCGCGGCACCATCCGCCACACGTTCGGATACCGCGAGGGCAACGAGCACATCACCGAGATCGACGCCGCCGATGGCGATCGCGATCTGCGCAAGACCATCGTCAACACCACGCTGGCGGCCGGATCGTCGTCGGCCCAGATCGTCGACCACGTCGTGGGCAACTTCGCCGAGACGACCAAGGGTCACGTCGTCCTCAAAGACCAGCAGCGGATCCGCGGCCGCGTGCTCAGCGGCTCCGCCGCCGATGTGCTCGACGACGTCGCCGCCCAGAGCGACGCGCACTGGTCTATCCAAGACGGCGTCCTCCAGATCGTGCCGGTCGATTCGACGCTCCCGACCGAGGCCATCGTCCTGCGCTCGGACACTGGCCTGCTCGGCGCGCCCGAGATCGACGACAAGGGCATCAAGGCGACGTGCCTGCTCAACCCGCGGATCCAGTGCAACGGCAAGGTCTGGCTCAACAACAACGACCTCAAGGCGAAGATCGCCAAGGAGCTCGAGACCAAGCCGGGCGCCAAAAAGGTGAAGGTCAAACGCCACCGCGGTGTCATCGCGCGCCTCGATCCGGACGGGATCTACAAGGTCTACAAGCTGGTGCACGAGGGCGACACGCGCGACAACACCTGGACCACCCAGGTCTTTTGTGTCGGGCTCGACAAGAGCATCCCCGCCGGGAAGGAAGCGGCCTGATGGATCCAGCGCTGGCCGAAGACGCCCAGAGCGATGAGCAACTCGCCGCGCTGGCGGAGGACGCGATCTCCGTGGCGATCGAAGCGCGGCTGAAAGAGGTCCATACCTGCCTGCCTGGGATCGTCCAGAAGTTCGATCCCACGACTCAGACAGCGACCGTCCAGCCGGCCATCCAGCGCATCTTCATCGATAAGGGGCCGGTCAAACTCCCCCTCTGCGTGGACGTCCCGGTGCAGTTTCCCGCCGGCGGCGACTTTGTCTTGACGTTTCCGGTGCACGCGAACGACGAATGCCTGCTGGTGTTCTCGGAGCGGGCGATCGACTTCTGGTGGGACCGCGGCGGTGTCCAGCTGCCGGCTGAGTATCGAATGCACGACCTGTCCGACGCCTATGCGATTGTCGGGGTCTCATCTCGGAAAAGGTTTTTGTCGAACTTCAACGCGAGCGGTGCCGAGCTGCGCACGCGGAACGGCAGCACGTTCCTCAGGATCGACGGCTCCAACGTGTACGTCGGCGGCGCGACCGGCGCGGAGAAGGCCATCATGGGTGAGACCTACCGGAACGCCGAGGACCAGTACCTCACGGCCATCGTAACGGCCGTTAAAGCGGCGCTCAGCGGCCTCGGGCTTGCGCCCGCATCCGCGACGCTCGACGCCGCCAAGGCGGCATTCAGCGCTACGGCGTCGAGCTACCTGGCCACGAAAGCGAAGGTTCTCTGATGGGAACGATGCAGGTGCGGCGCCTGGACGCTAACCACGACATGACCTTCGGCAGCGGCCGCCGCAACATCGCCAGCACCGGCGAGGGCACTGCGCAGCGCATTCGCTGCCGCTTGCTCGCGATCCTCGGGGAATGGTTCCTGGACACCTCCACCGGCGTGCCCTGGTGGCAGCCAGAGGGCAACGGCATCCAGCCAATTATGGGGGGCCCGAGAAACCTCCAGTACGCTGAAGCCGTGCTGAAAGCGATCATCCTCCAGACCGATGGCGTGGACACGCTCGACGCCTTTTCGATGTCGTTCGACGGCACGCTGCGGAAGCTGAAGGTCTCGGCGACCGGCACCACCGTCGACGGAGACGCGTTCAACATCGTCGAGGTCGGACCATGAGCGAAATTACCGACGCGGGGTTTGTCAAAACCAGGCTGGACCAACGGCTCGCCGATCTCGAGACGGCCGTCCAGGGCATCTTCGGATCCGACATTGATCTGTCGCCCGAATCGCCTGATGGGCAGCTGCTCGGCGTCTTTGCAGAAGCGCTGGCCGATCTCGACGACCTGGCCGAGGCCGTCTACAACGGCCGCTCGCCCGCCGGCGCGCGGGGCGCTAGCCTGGCGAGGCTGGTGCGCCTCAACGGCCTGACCAAGAAGGCGGCCCAGTTCAGCACGGCAACCGTCACCCTCGGCGGCAGCCCAGGCGCGGTCATTCCCATCGGGGCGCTGGTCACGAGCTCTATCGATCCGACGGTGGTTTTCGAGACGACCGGGGCAAACACCATCGGCGGCGGCGGAACGATCGCTGCCGCGATGAGGGCGACCGTGTCCGGGCCCCTGCGCGCGCCGGCGGGGACGCTGACTATCGTCACCACCGTGGTGAGCGGCTGGACATCGGCCGTGAACGGCTCGGACGCCGCCGTCGGCAACGACGACGAGTCAGACCCGACGCTGAGGTTGCGCCGCGAAGCATCGGTCGCGCTGCCTTCGCAAGGGATCATCGACGGGCTCTATGCAGCCTTGGTCCAGGATGCCGATGTCACTCGCGCCAAAGTCTACGAGAACCCAACCGACGTTCCCGACGCGAACGGGCTCCCCCGGCATTCCATCAACGTCATCGTCCAGGGCGGCGATCCGGTCGACATCGCCAACTCGATCTGGCTTAAGAAGAGCGTCGGCGTCACCCAGGTCGGTGCGGTCTCGCAAACCATCACTGACATCCAGGGGATTACTCACACGATGCGGTTCGACCGGCCAGTCGACGCGCCCATCTGGATCACGATCGTCACGGCGGCGACGCCGGTTCTCGGGATGGATACGAAGGCGGCAATCGCAGATGCGATCGTCGCCTGGGGCTTGGCCAATTCTGACATCGGCTCGGACGTGATTTGGTCTCAGCTATTCGTGCCGATCAACACGATCCCGGGGCTGAACATCATCAACCTCTACATCGGCCTCGCAGAGTTCCCGACGTTCCAAGCGAACATCGTCATGGACTTCAACGCCATCGCGACTTGGGACAGCAGCAGGATCGTCTTCGAAGGCATCTGACCGATGGCCGAGGAGGACGTCAAAGATTACGACGGGCAGGCGCGCAGCCGGATCATGCTGCAATACCGCCAGAGCTCGAAGCTGCTCGCCTTTGTCGACGCGCTGATGGCGCCCGCGCAGAACATCGACGACACGCTTCGCTCAATCCCGCAACTCGACGATCTCGACATCGCGGCGGACGTGAACCTCGAAACAACGGCGGAGCTCGTCGGCCAATTTCGCGAGCTCGTCAATGGACACATCATTGACGACGCCGAGCTGCGGATTTTGGCGAAGGCGCGGATCACCCGCAACACCGCTCACGCCACCGGCCCTGACCTGATCAACATCCTGGTGGCCGTCTTCGAAGCACCGGTGATCTTCGCCGACTACGAGGGGATGGCCATCGGCTACGCGATCGGGCGGGCGGTAACGCCTGATGAGGCGGCCATTCTCAACAGCGGCGTGGGCGGGACCATCCTCGCCCGCCCGATCGGCGTCTTCGTCACGCAGCAGTTTTTCATCGCCTCGGGCGACTATTTCGGCTTCGACGACACGCCGGGCGCCAAGACCTTCGGCGAGCTCAACCTCCCCGCGCCGCCGGGCGGACCGCTCTCGGAAATCTTCTGATCCGGCTGGGCAGGGGTCTACTGGACTCCAATGTCAACCGAACCAGAAGTTGCGCCGGTCTGGGGGGAAACAGTCTCGGCCTCGCCCGATCTCGTCCGGCCTTCCGACGGGTTCATTCAAACCGGCTGGCCGGTGACATCGATCCCCCCCTCGCGCGGCTTCTTCAACTGGGCGATGAAGTTCGCGTCGAACGCCGCCAATTACTTACTCGAGCGCGGTCTGCCGAACTGGCAGTCCGGCAGAACTTACGGCACCGGCGCGCTCGTCCGAGGCTCCGACGGCGCCGTTTACCTGGCCGTCGCAAGCCCCACTCTCGGGACCTCGCCCCTCACCGATCCCGCCTGGACCTTCATGTGGGGGCCCAATGGCGGCGACGGCAGCCTCACTTATGGCGACGCATCCGACGGCGATCTCAGTGTCTCGGGAGCCAGCGCCTTGCCGTCCGGCAACCCGGGGGAGGAGTCCTATTTTGGTACCGTCAACATCGGCGCCTCCGGCGTTCTGACCACGAACCGGCGGATCCTTCGCTGCCACACGCTGATCATCGCTTCCGGCGGCTATATTCAGCCAGCCCTTCCCTCGGACAAGGTCGGCCAAACAGCCGGCGCCAACACGGGGGCTTCGGGAGGGCTCGGCGGCACAGACAGCTGGATGCAGGGCAACACCGGCGCCAACGGCGGCGACACCGGATCGGCGGGATCCAACGCAACAAACCTCGGCACCAATCCCGGCGGCGGCGGCGATAGCGGCGCGGGTGGCGCCAGCGCCAACTCGAACGCTGGCGGCACTGCCGGAACTGCCACCTTTCCGAGTGCTGGCAACGTTCGCAGCTATGCCTACGGAGCGCCCGGCTGGAACGGCGTTGCCGGGCTCCGCGGCGGCTGCGGCGGTGGCGGTGGTGGCGGTGGCGGTGGCGGTGGGTCGGGCAAAGGCGGCGCCGGCGGCGGTGCGGGCGGTGACGTTCTCATCGTCTTCGCCCGGCGCGCGATCTGGGCGTCCGCAACCGCGCTGCGCGCATTGGGAGGCGACGGCGGCGCCGGCGGCTTCAACCTTGCCGGCGCGAACCCCGGCGGCGGCGGCGGCGGCGGCGGCGGCGTGGTCCTGGGCGTCTTCGGATCGCGAGCGGGCACCGCTCTTACAAGCGCGTGCGTCGCCGGGGGTGCGGGTGGCGTCGCATCCACCATCGGCACCACCGGCATCAACGGCAGCCCCGGCTCAGCCGGCCGGTTCGCCGAAATCATCCTCAACTAGCGGCCGGCCCTTAGCGCGGGCAGTCGGCAAAAGCACAGGCTGGCGCTTTCTTCGTGCTTCATGTACGCTATATGCGTAGTATTAACTCAATGGCAAACGACGAAATCCCCGAGTCTGACAATCTGGTCCTGCGCCACCTTCAGGCGATGCGGAAAGAAGTGCGCGACGGCTTCTCCAGCGTCGGCGAACGCTTCGACGGCGTCGACGAGCGATTGATGAGTGTCGAGGCGACGCTGAAGGCGCTGACCGTCGAATTCCAGATCGCCGCTCGGGTGACCAAGCTCGAGGTCGAGTTGGCCAAGCTGAAAAAGGCGGCGAAACGGTGAAAACCACGGGCAAGAAGGCGGTCGATTCGATCATGGCGGGCCTCGAGGAAGCGCACGCCTACATCAAGGGTGACACCAGCCGCGGCGTGACCACGGTGGTGAAGATCCCGGACCTCAACGTCAGCGAGGTGCGCGGCAAAGTCGGTCTTTCGCAGGAGGAGTTCGCGCGCACCTTCGGGGTGAGCATCGGGACCTTGCGAAACTGGGAGCAAAGGCGTGTTCGCCCGGACGGGCCCGCGCGGGTGCTGCTGACCGTGATCGATCGCGATCCCGCGTCGGTTCTCAAAGCGCTTCGGATCGGTCCCAAAGGTCGGAGGGCAGCATGAGGCGCGCACCGGCACTCGCGACGCTGGCCCTGCTGCTGGGCGCCTGTGGTTCCGATCCGGTTTCCGGGTCCAGGGTCGAGGACGATGCGGGCTCGGGCGACGCCGGTGGCAGCGGCGGCGCGCAAATGGCGGACGCCGGCGGCAGCACCGGCGGCGCCGCCACGGGAGGATCAGACGCCGCAATCGACGGGACCGGTGGCGCCTTCAGTCAGCCGTTCGGCCACCCAGACGCGGGATCCGACAGCGTTGGAACCGGCGGCGCGCCAGCGACCGCGGACGCCGGTAGCGGCGGCGCGGCGGGAACCGGGGGAGCGCAAGGCACCGGCGGCGCGCCCGCCCAGACCTATAGGACCTGCATGCAGGTCAACGGCTGGGAGGCGAACGACTATCAGTTCTGCGTGAACAACGCAGGAAAGCCGCTCTTTATGGGAGGGCTCAGCGGACTTCAGTGTCTCACCTGCCTCCCGACGCCATTCATGCTTCACGACGAGGAATGCACCATTCCGACAAACAACCTTTGTGTTAAGTCCTGCAGCGAGTGCGCGCCGCTATGATTGGGCCGCTGCTCTTGATCGCTCTTGCCGGACAAGCTGAAGGTCCTGTCTATCACGAGGGAGACTTCGCCTTCACGGAAGCCGAGCAACGATCATGTGGCGCCGAGATGATAATTCTCCGCAAGGCTCCGGCCGATCAGGGGTTCCGAGCCAGGTTCATCAACTGCGTGCTCAGCCATCGCGAGACTGAAAAGGCAGCTGCCGAACACAGCGACCATCTCGCCCAATACAACGCCGCAGACAAAGCCTTCACTCGAACGGCAGAGGAAACCAAGGCGTGTAGCCTGGCGGCGGCCGCGTCCAGGCAGAACCTGGAACTATCCCTATTCACTTCCTGCGTCGAGAAACTTCGCGCGAAGAAACACACCAACGCCGACGCGATCGAAGCGGCGGCTACCGCCCGGGCCCGCGGCGAAGCAACGGCCAGAGATCCGAAGGCAGCCCAAATAATCCTGTCCGCGCTTCTCTGCCGGGCAATCGATGATCGGGCGGGCACCCTGAACGCCCTAGCGACTGATCGGAAATACTCGAAGATCGGCGGAGCGGTGAACCTTAGCCGCAGGGTCGACCTTCAGGATGAGCTCGCTTCAGAAGACGGGGACATCAAGGCCACCCGAAGTGCCCTTGCAGGCATCGGACGTAAAGCCCTCGGCTGTAAATCGGAGGTGGTGGCTGCCCTCATCCCTTGCCTATCCGACGATCCAGGAGAGCAGCCGTCCTATTGTCGAAGTCCTGACGCGACCGTTCTGGTTTCGGCCGCCGCGCTGCTGGCGCCAAACTAGAGTCCCCCTGCACCGCCTGTAGCCTCGATCCGAGGCTATGGCTCTTCGCGACAACGCCGAAAGGGATTGGGACCTCCGCGGCCGCCGCGTGCACAA